TGGAAGCGGCGAGGGAGGTCAGGCCCACGTATCTGGCCGGAACGTAGCCCTTTACTGCCTGGATGATGGCCGGGGCGGCGAGGGCGACGATGGCACTGGCGAGGGCGGTTGCTTGGGTGATTTCCATGGATACTCCTTATATAGGGAAGGTTCAGGTACCGCTATGCGGCCCTGGAGCGAGAAAAACGCCCCCCAACCGCTCGGCGGTTGGGGGGCGTGTAGGCGGTTTACCTCAGGCGCTGGCCAGGGTAAATCGTGTATGGCGCATACAGGCCGTTGCGGGCGGCGGCGTTCGCCCAGCCGGAGCCGTAGATGCTCCATAGGCTTTCGCCGGAACGCACGATATGGCCGGACGCAGTAGAGGCGACGGCCGTACCGGTCGAACCGTGGTAGGTGATGGTTTGGCCGACATAAATTAGATTGATGTTGCCGGACGGGACGCTCCACGCGGACGCGGGCAGGCAGCCGGTGCGCTGGGCGATGGCCGAGACCGTGTCACCTGCGCGCACAACGTAGCTCCTCGTGGAAGAGGGTGTCGTTGCGGCAGGTGTGGTGGATACGCCGAGACGACGGTTCACGATGGCCATGACCTTGTCGTAGTTCGAGCCGAGCAGTTGGCGGCGCTGTGGATTGTTTCCGTATTCGCCGCGAATCACGGCGGAGGCCAGTGCGTCCAGATTTACGCCAGTAGTGGACGGGGGTGTGGACGCCGGTTTACCGGCGATACCGGTAGGCGTGGGGACACAGCCCTTACGCTCTCCACAGGCGATTTTCTGCCACGCAGTACGGTCGCCGAAAAAACGGTTAAGGTCAAGCCAGCCGTAATAGCCTGGGAGCACACCGTGTGACGTGTACTGAATCATGCCCTCGCCACTGGCTCCAGCATTCCACGGGCTATCTTGGTAGCCTGTGGATGCGTTGGACGCATACTGTGCAACCCAGAGCATACAGTGCTGGCGTACGTCGGACGGAATCTGCCAGACGGCAGAGCGCTGAACGTAAACCACCGGCCACACGCTGGTCGAGGCGTGAACGCGGTTCACGAACTGGCGAACCCAAGCCCCACTGCCCCAGCTGGCGTTGCCGTAGCCTTCCCAGTCGAGGACGAGCATAGCCTTGCCGTGATACGCGGCGGTGGCGTTGACGAACCTGTCTGCCTCACTGATGGCGTTACCGCCGTCAGCATAATGGTAGAGGCCGAGGGCTTTGCCGGTGGTCGTGGTGCCGTTGGCCTGCGCCGTCCAGTGTGGATTCGTGTACCACGTGCCCTCTGTCACCTTGACGATGGCGAAGTCGGCCGGTGCGGCGCGGGTGATGGATGCGGGCTGCCAGCCGGACACATCGATGCCGTTCATGTCGGCCATGGCGACGCCCGCCGTCATGCCGATGGCGCACACGGCGGCGGCCGCGGCCGTCATGGACTGGCGGAGTCTTTTGCAAAAGCGCTTCATAGAAGCCTCCTTGCATACGGAAAAGCCCCGGCCGGCTGGGGTCGGGGCTGGTTGTTTGTTTGGTGGAAATCTTAAGCCGGGCCGATGGTTGGGCCGGAGGTGGTGGACGGCGCGCTCAGGTAGCCGGTGTTTCCTGTTTCGGTGGCGCCCATTTGAGCCAAAGAGCCGTCGGCCTTGATGATGAACTCGTCCGTATCGACGAAGTGGAGGCCGTCCTCGACGGAGGCCCTGTCGATGTTTTTGACTCGTAGGACAAGACTTTTCGCGGGATGTTCTACAAGAAGATTGCTGTAGTGCTTTTAGTCATCGGTCGTTGTTATTTGGGCGAAGTTGGGGAAATACGTACTAACGCTGGCGCCATCATTGAATTTCGGGCCATTTAGCCAGAACTCCAAGTCGGTATAGTCGTAGTTATCGGACCACTTGATCCAGAAGGCCGCGCGAAGCTTCACTCGCTGCTCTTTCACCCCGTTCTCCTCTACGGTCACAGTCGATGCCTGTGCGACGCTGAAGACGGTGGAGGTGTTTGAATTGTTAATGAAAATAGCGTCCTTTATGGGAAAGAGGTCAGTCGAGTCTCCAGCCTCGCCCTTTTCGCCGCTCTCAATCATGCCGATCGTCGTGGCCGTCACGCGGTCCGTGGAGGGGTCGATCTCGGCCACGGTCGCGAGGATGAACGCGTCCTTATCCAGTGTGCCGTCATGGACGATGAAGAGCGCCGTATCGCCCACCTTGACGCCGTTCAAGGAATCCACCGCCCAGGCTCCGGAATAGCCGGCCTTGCCATAAGCGGCCACGTCCTCGCTAGAGTAGCTGTGGCCGGTCTTCAGTGGCACCACCGAGGCTCCTGCCGCCCCGGTTGGGCCTGCTGGTCCTTCAGGTCCAGTGGCGCCGATCTCACCTTGCGGACCGGCCGGGCCTTGAGGTCCCGTTTCGCCGGTCGCACCGGTCTCGCCTTGCGGTCCGACTGGGCCAGCCTCGCCCTTGGGGCCTTGTGGGCCGCAAGGCCCGGTCGCGCCGGCGTCGCCCTTCTCGCCCTTGGGGCCTTGCGGTCCAGGCGTCTTGGCGATGGCTTCGGCGGCTGTCAGAGCCTTCTGGGCGGCCGAAGCCGATTCGGCGGCCTGCTGGGCGCTCTTGGCCGCGGCGCTGGCGTAGCTCGCGTCGTCGGGGCGTTTGGCATCCTCGGCGTCCTGTAGGTCGGCGTATTCAAGCACGGTGGTCGAGTCGGGCACGAGTACGGTGCGGACGGCTCCGTACCGTACCAGCTCGCTGATCCTCCATGCGAAGTCTGGCGTGGTCGGCGTCAGTTCGAGCCATGCCTCGCCGGCCTCGTCGAGCCTCACCTCGAGGGCGGATGGGAGGACAATATGCCGGTCGTTGGTGCTGTAGCGCTTGGTCGGCACGGCGCGGACGGCGCCGGAGACGCCGGTGTCGGCGCCGGTCGTGGCGTCGTGCTGGGTAAGACAGATATGGACAAGAGACATTTTGAAAGCCCCTTTCAGTAAGTCCAGTTGTTGGTTTGAAGCCGGTGCTCGTAGTCCTGCTGGAGCTGCTCGAGCCGGAGGTGCCCGGCGCCGTTGCCGCCGAGCTTGAGGTAAGCCGCGCCGACGTCGAGCTGGTGCTCATGCTCGGCCCGGCTCTTCGGCTCGGCGAAAAGCGTCTGGCGATCCAGCTCCAGTTGAATCTCGCGGATGGTCGGGCTGGACTCAATGGCTCGCTCGACGCGATCCTGCTCCCTGCCGCCCGCCCGTCCGAGCGCCCAGGAGACGGCGGTCTGGGCCGCCCCCGAGCCAATGACGGCGGCGGCCACGGTTGCGATCAATTCGGCGGCCATCAGCTCAGCCCGCCGATGGTCGGGCCGTCGGTGGACGGCGGGTCGACTTGGGCGGTCGGCGTCGCGGTCGGCTTGCCAGCGTCGTCGAATGAGATGGCGTATCCGGTATCCGCGAGGCGGGCGGTGATGGTCGGCTCGTCATAGCCGAGCGCCTGGAGGCTCGCCGCGCTCTTCTCGATTTCGGCCGCCTGGGTGTGGGAATTGGTGCAGTAGAACTGCACCATCAGCAGGTCCGAGGTGGCGGCGCCGAGCGGGTAGCAGACGAGCGGCGTGCTCGGCGTAATGACAAGTGAGTCTTTGTATCGGCCGTACTCGATGTATTTGACCGAGCTGCCATCGCCCTGAACATCGTCTTCGCCGGCTATGTAAACACAATCGCAGTCTTCCAAGTACGCCCTTAGGCTGTCCGCCTCTTTGGTTCCCCTAACCTCGAGCTCGAAGCTGGCGACCGTGAAGCTGTACTTGGGCATGTATTTGCTTATTCCAGACTTCTCGACGGCCGCCACGGCCGGCGAGAAGGATACGTTGCCGAAACCGTTGACGTCGATGGCCCCCGCGCCGATTGGAAAAACATCGCACTGGAATGTTTTCGTGGCATCTGAGGCGTCTTGTAGTGTGATGCGCGTCAGCCTTATCGGAATAGACGCTTCGCCAAGGCTCCAGTATCCGCCAATGCCGTAGTACGCTTTTTCGTCGCCCGTGTTGACGTAGTTAATGACGCCGATGCGCTCGTCGGGCAGTACGATGAGATCGCCGATTCTTAGTGGGTTATCGTCAGTTGGCTGTGGGGTCAGCTCGCTTTTGTAGCCATTTTTCGTCCCGACGCTTGCCTGGTAGGAACCCTGATAGATGTGCTTACCGGATGCAAGCAGGTTCGTAAGCGTGCCGAAGGCGTCCACGCTTAAGCCATTGCCAGGCCTAACCTTGCCTGCTGTGTCCGCCGTGGCGATCGGTGTACTCTCGCCGGGGTCTCCCTTATCTCCCTTATCACCCTTGTCTCCCTTGGGGCCGCCAGCCGGCCCCTGCGGGCCAGTGTCGCCCTTTTCGCCTTTTTCGCCTCGCGGGAGGGTGAAAGCCAGCATGACGTCGCCGTTCGCATCGGTTGTCTGCGAGACGGCGACTTCGGTTCCAGCCGTGGCGGTCGCAGAGACGTTGCGGGCGCGGGGGAGCGTGAAGTTCAGCGTCACGTCACCGGCGCCGTCGGTGGATGTGCTGACGTTCGCCGCGTTCGCGTCGGTCGACTCGGCGGTCGCGTCCACATGCGGGGCGCGGGGCAGGCCGAAGTCGAAGGTGGCCTGCGTGCCGGTGCCGGTCTTGGCGACGGACGGCGGGGTCGCGGGCGTCACCTCATGGCTGGCAGCGTCGATTGACGCGCCGTCAATCAGGGCGGTTACGCGGTCGGTATTATCGGAGATGGCTTTGTCGCCCTTGGTGTTGAAGTCGGTGATGGCTCCGTTCATGGCGGCCTTGCCGTCGCGCACGGCCTGATTGAACGTGCTCTCGGCGGTAGTCGCCTTGCTGGCCGCGTCCTTGGCGATGGTCACCGCATTGTGTAGATCGCTCAGCCCGTCGTATGCCTCGCCGCCGTCGGCGTTCACCACGGGCGGCTCGACGATGACGGGGATGCGGCGGGAGCTGATGACGGTATCTTCTCCGTCGAGCAGCTCGAAGGCGAGCACGGCGTGCGTGCTCTTGAAGATGCCGCGCGGCAGCTCGAAGTAGGCGTAGCCGTAGTTGGCCGAGTCGATGCCTGCCCGGGCCGATTCGATGTATCCACCGGAAGCACTGCCGTCCGGGTTGGGGTTGTAGGCAATGCGCGGCGTGTACCCGCTCGGCCAGCCGGTGACCTTGATGACGCGGCCGGCGATGTCGCCTCCGGCCAGCCGGATGGTGGGGACCTGCGCGTTGGCGTTCTTGATGTCGATGGTGATTAGGCGATATGATTCGTCGAGGGATGCGGTCATTATGCCTCCTTGATGAATGTGCCCGTCTCCGGGTCGAATGAGTATTTCTTGCCGTCGTAAACTATTTCGGGGAGTCCGTTGCTGAGCGTGATGACGCTGGCCAACGTGGCGCCCTTATCCCAGCCGTCCGCCCCGGCGGTCACGCGGGAGACGGTCGGGGCGAGGTCGCTTTGCGTGGCGGCGGTGCTCTGCGCGAGCTCCACGGCCATGCCTGCCGTGCTTGCGGCCATGGAGCTGGAGCTTTGCGCGGTGGCGGTCAGGCTGTTCGTGGTGACGCCGAGTGTGATGGTGCTCCGGCCGGACAGCAAGTTGGTCACGCGCTTGGAGACGCGCGCCTCGGCGGCCAGCCCCAGCTGGTGATCGACGACTTGAACGGTTTCGCCCAGATAGACCGGCCCGCCTCCGAGCGCCGCCGGTTCGACGGTGTAGGACACTTTCGGCGCGATGGCGGCCGCGAGCGCGGCCTTCGTCTCGCGTAGGAGCTGGCTTGGGTCGGCGCAGTCGGCGTTCTCGTAGATGGCGTCGCGTGTGTGCGTTCCGCCGTTCGCGGTGGCGATGCCCCATGCGGCGAGCGTGGCCGCGTCCGCCTTGACGTACGGTTTTCCACCGTTGATGGCCTCGAAGGTCAGCTTGCGTGAATATCCGCCCGCGTCGGTTTCGAGGCTTTTGCCGAAGCCATACATGCAAGTGGCGATGGTGTCGGCGGTGATGGTGCGCGCGACGTTGGCTAAGTCGTAGCCGTAGTCGAATCGGCGGATGGCGGTGGTCGCGTCCGCTTCGGGGATGCTCGCCCGCCCGACGGCCTTGTACAGGCCGACATGGCCGATGGCGCGGATGATGCCGTTGGTGCTGGTGAATTCGTATGAGCGCTGGACCTCAAGTCCTGTCTGCGTGCTCAGTGCCGTCACGCTCGCCCATTCGCTCTGGTGGTAGTAGCCGATGGTGACGTTCTTGACGGCGCCCGCGTCGGCGGTGCTGTCGGCCGTGTAAACGGCGTTGGTTGCGTCGCCCTTCGCCAGCGCCTTCTCCAGGCATTGCTGGGCGGTCAGGCCGCGGCATCTCGTGTCGTACAGCATGAGCTGGTTGCCGTTCGTGGCGATGGCGTCATGGCAGACGATGGACGTGCGGGCACCGCTGGAGTCGTGCGTGATTTCCGGCGAGACGACGACGGCATCACGCCGGCGCCCTCCGTCGTCCATGTAGAGCAAGTGATCGTACTTGGCGACATCAACAGCGCCGAGCGCGGTCAGTTCGAGGGTGAAGGTACCGTCGATGGCCTCGGTCTGCTCGGCCTTGATGAGGCGCGGCTCGAAGACGAGCGGGTGTCCGGCCGCGTCGGTTCGCATGAAGGTTACCTCGGTCATGGCGCTCCTTAGATGCGGTAGGCGGGGCGGTAGCCCAGCCAGCCTCCGTCCGTGTTGGTCAGGTCGAGCCGGTTCGGGCCGCCGGGCAGTTCGAGCCAGCGGCTGTCCATGCTGATAGGAGTTTCAGTCAGGTCCTCATCCCTGTCGGTCTGCCGGTTCAGCGATGGCGCGCCGCAGTCAAAATCCCAGCCGAGCGTGTTGCCGTCCGGCGCGAGGGCGGGCTTCATGTGCGTGTCCGTGTTGTAGTGGGTGACGCCCCCCGCGGCGGTACTGCCCGCCTTGCGGGTCAGATGGACGTATGGACGCGTCGGCGCCGTGCCTTCGACGGCCACGTTGTTCTCTCCTTCGGCCAGCTTGACGATGCGCTGGGGGCCGTAGGCGTAGGGGTCGGCGTTGATGGAGATTTTCGCCTTGGCGGCCACGAGCACTCCGCCCGCCGCGTGGACGGGTGTCCATTCGGACAGGCTCATGCGCCCGTCGAAGTATAGGACGGAGTCCTCGAGCAGGCCAGAAACGCAGACGGTGGTTCCGGAGCGCTTGGCGAGCCGCAGCATGGCCTCATGGATCTGGAGCGGGTCGCCGAGCGCGGCCACGTTGATTTCGATGGTTCGGCGCTTGGCGTATGGAGCTCCGCCGAAGCCGTCCAAGTCCATGAGGTGCTCGACGGACGTGTCTACGGAGCCCGCGCGGCCGGGCACGTCCGTATACTGCGTGTCCGGTTCGGCCTTTCCGATGGTCCAGCCGTCGGATGTGACGACCAGTCCCATCTCGTGCAGGCTGGTGGGCGTGCCGTCGAAAACGACATATTCGTTCGGCCTCCAGTATGCCCATTCCTCGTCGAGGCAGACGTCGCTCTTATCGGCGGCGAGCGCGTGCTCTAGTGCTGTGCAAGTCATTGCTTACAGCCCCCTGTTCATGTTCGTTCCGAGCTTCCGGTTGACGGCGCCCGCCACCACGCCCGTGTCCATGACGATGCTCGGATTCGGCATTGTTCGGATGGCGCGTGCGACGGCCTGCTCGATCTCGTCGGCGGTCAGCATGCGGGGCGCGTTCTTGTCCGGTGTGGCCAGCGTCGCGCTCATGGTCGAGACGAGGTTGGCCCGCCCGGTCTTGCTCCAGTCGGCCGTCAGGTCGGCGGACGGGGCCACGTCGTCGAAGGCGTGGTTCATGTATGAGTTCGCCTGCTCGACGACGTCCCGGACGTCGCCGAAGGAGGTGGTCAGTCCTTGGGCGAAGCCTGTCATGATGGCCTCACCGGCGGGGGTCAGGAGCACGCGGTCGTAGCTGATAGGACCCTTGTGTTCCTTAATCCACCCGGCAATACCGCCGACGAAACCGGTGACCTTGCCCCATACGGCTTTCAAACCGTTGAGGAAGCCGTTTATGATGGCGGAACCGGCGCTGTGAAGCCAGTTGCCCGCCCCACTGAAGAAACCGAGCACGCAGGAGCGGACTCGGGCAAATTTGCCGCCGATGGCTCCGGCTATACCATTGAACGCTCCGGCGATTCGGCTGGGCACGCTTGTAAACCAGCCGACCACCCCGTTCCACGCGTTCTTGATGTTATTGCCAGCGTTACTGAACCACTGCCTGATGCTGTTGAGCGTGTTGTTGAACCAGGTGCATACGCTGTTCCATGCGTTGCTGAGCGTGGAGCAGAAGGACTGCCATGCGGCCTTGCCCTGGTCCGTCTGGGTGAAGAAGTAGACCAACGCGGCCACCACGCCCGCGATGAGCGTGGCTATCAGCACAAACGGATTGGCGGCCATGACGGCGTTCAGGATGCCTTGTGCCACGGCCGCCGCCTGTGCGGCGAGGCTGAAGCCTTGCAGTCCAGATACGACGGCCGTGATTATCGAGCCTACCTTGAATACGGCCAGGCCGACGCCGACGCCGACGAGGGCCGACTGGACGCCGGCCGCATGCTGTGTGGCCCAGTCGGCGATGGCCTTGAGGGCGTCCGCCACAGTTTTGACGACATTCGCCGCGCCTGCCAGCGAGCCGGAGATGGTGGTCGCCAGGCCCTGGATGCCGGTGCCGTTGATAAGGCCGGCCTTTTCGGCGAGCGTCTTGACGTTGTCGACGATGGGGGAGAGGACGCCTTGCGCCGTGCCCGCGAGCTGTTGGAGGGCGTTCCACAGCGTGCCGAAGGCGTCGGACAGCTGTTTCATGCCGGCCGAATTGGCTACGGACGAGACGAGGTTTGACACTCCGTCAAAAACCTGTTTCGCGCGGTTGTATATGGCGTCGAAGTGGCTGGTGATGTTTTCGGCCAGCTGGGCGGCCCCGTCCAATCCCACGGCGGCCAGTGCGCCGGAGACGATTTGCCCGACGCGGGGCAGTGCGTTCTTGAGCACCTGCACGCCCGCGTCGAAGAGCTGTCGGACGGCGGCCTTGACGTTGCCGTCCGACTTGCCGATTTCCGCCAACAGGTTGGTCCACGCGGCCTTGGCGGAGGACATGGAGCCCTCAATGGTCGACGACGCCTCGCGGGCCGTGGTACCGGCTATCTGCTGCTTCTCCTGGATTTGCTGAACGGCTTGGACTACATCGGCAAAGCTGTCGATGCTCAGATCGGACGCCTCGCCGTTCGCCTTGCCCCATTCGTTCGCGTCGGTGATGAGGCGCTCCATCTCCTCCTTGGTTCCGCCGTAGCCGAGCTTGAGGTTGTCAAGCATGCTGTAGTTCTGCTTGGCGAATCCGCTGAAAGCATTCTGTACATCCACAGCGTTGGAGCCGAAGGTGTTGACGTTATCGCTCATGGCGCGCATGGCGACGTCAGTCATGGCGGCGGCTTTCTGCGTATCGCCGCCGAGCGAGTTGATAAGCGCGGCGCTGAAGCTGGTCGCCTGCGTCATGTATTCGTTGGCGCTCATGCCGCATGTCTTGAAGGCCGCGGCCGCGTTCTTCATGACCGTATCCTGGGCGGCGTTGTTGCGCTGCCACGTGGCCGTCACTTCGGCGATGCTCTTGCCTTGCGTGGCCGCGTACTGGGACACGTCCATGCCGGCGTTGCCGTAGAGCTTCGCCACGCCGCCCGACAACTGCTCAAAATCCGAGTATGCCTGGAAGGCGTTTTTGCCGAGGTCGAGGATTTTCTTGCCGACGGCGGCCGCGCCGATTCCGGCGACAACCTTGGTGAATGCAGCCTTGAGCTTGCCGCCCATGAGGGAGCCCGACGCGGCGGCGTCAGTGTCCGCGCCTTTCAGTCCGTCGGCGACGGCGGACTTGAGTCCTTTCACAGTGGGGACAATGTTCACCCATAGGGTTGCCAAATTAGCCATTTTCTGCCTTTATGACCAAAAAGCGCCTTCTGTTCGGCGGGCTATGGATTGGCCGAGTGCGTGACGGCTTGCAATTCGACGCGCGGCATGGCCAGATACTCGGCCAATTCGTCCTTGGACATGCCGGGGTGCTCCGCCCGCTTTTCTTGGCTGGTGGTGGCGGGAGTTGCCAGCGGGGTTGGCCTATTACGGTCCTTGGCCCCGTCCTTCGTCTTCGTCCAGCACAGCCAGCGGAGGCTGTACTCGATGGAGGACAGAAGATACGACGACGTCGGCCATGCGGCCGCCGGGTCGAGGGCCGCGGCCAGCGGGGAGCCGGGGGCGGTGCTGACGGCGACAGCGTAGGCCTCGTCAACCGTGCAGTTGCGGTAGGGGCCGGTCAGATGCAGGCCGTAGTGGAGGAGTTCGGCGGTCAGCGCGTCGGGGTGCTCCTCCGCCAGCCATACGACGGCAGCTACTCTTTTGGGGTCGTGCCGCTTTCCTTGATCCAGCCCTCAACGAGCTGAGTTAGCTGCGGGGCGTACAGGGCGTCGAGGTGGGCGTGCGCCTTCTTTGGTGCGATGGCGTACAGGGAGTCGAAGTTACCCTCGGTCAGTGCGCGGAGCTGCCCCAGGGTCAGCGTCTGCGCGTTCGGCAGGGTGGTTCTAAACCCGTCGGGGAATACGACGTTGATTCGGCCGTCGGTGGGCTTGAAGTCATTGAGGATGATGGTCATATCGCGTCCTTGTCCCGCGTCCTTATATGGAAAATCCCCGTGCCAGCCGGACGCGATAGGGGCTGGACGGGGAAGCGTTTAAATGTCCCTGAGAGCCGTTTAAACGGCTCTCTAAGGGGCTTTGGGATACTGGCCTAGTCAGTTTGCCAGTAGGCTGTCAGGCCATCTAGGAGACGACTTTGGCGATGTACTCGTAGGCCGTATTGCCTTGGTCGTCGGGGAAGGCGGTGATGGTCGGGGAGTAGGTGATAGCCTCGCCATCCTTGTATTCCACATCGTCCACGTCGGAAACCTGGCCATCTGGGATGACAATACGCTTGACGCGGTTGCCTGTCATGGCCAGCTCGAACACATACACCTTGCGGGGGGTGTCCTTCGCGTTGTGCTTGACAGTGATGGCCTCGTCGGTCTCGGTCACATTGTCGTCGCCGTACACGATGGCGAGCGTGTCCTTGGTGGTCTCCAGCAGGCCGAGCTCGAAAGTCTCGGTCAGGCTGGTGGTGACGGACAGCACGGTGTCACCGCCGAAGGCGGTGACATCCTCGGTCTTGCGATCGCGTTTGTTTTTGATGCCGTCGTCGGAGAGGTAACCGGCACTGGTGAGGGTGTCGCCAAGGGCGGAGGTCGCGTCGGTCGGGATCTCCGCGGTGCCCTTGTTGCCGAAGTACAGGCCGCCGGCGTACCGGCCGCCTTCGCCCTTCGGCTTGGCGTTGGAAACTTTAGACGAATCTGGTGCAGACATTATGCCTCCTTGGAGACGAAAGCCCTGCTATAGGCTTTATGGACCACGGCCGTGGCCGTGAGTTGGTACCGTGGCGTGGACTCGTCCAACGGATAGGCGTAGAGCGAGTCCACAGAGAAGCTGCCCACGTCGGGCAGGTCGTAGACACTTGGGAGCACCACGCAGGTCAGCGTGTCGGCCAGGCGGGCGGCCTCGACGGGCGTGGGTGCCCAGCATTGGATTGCCAGGCTTGGACGGTCGAGGAGCGCGCCGCAGGAGCCTCCGGTGCGCTCGACGGTAATGAAGCGCTTGGGGCGGTCGGCGGGCACCAGCGTGTAGCACGGACAGCCAAGCTCGCCCTGCTCGTTGAGCCATTGGACGAGCTCGCACTCGAATGGAAGCGTTTCCATATCAGCCCTTTCCGGCGTCGAGCGCCTTGAGCAAGGTGTTGTGCTTCGCACAGGAGCGGGCGGCGTAGGTATCACCCACCCAGACGGCCCCGTGGGCGCGGTCGGTGGTGATGACGTCGCCCTTGTAGTTGGATGCGCCGTACATGCCAGCGGCGGTCTGCCGGACGGCATCTATGCGGCGTTGGATGTCGGCTCGGGTGGCCGAGCCGGACAACAGCTCCTTGATGGCCGATTCGTTGAACTCGATGCGAGCCATTTAGCCCTCCGATCGCACGACGTCCACGGCGAGATTCCATGCGGTCGGCTTCATGCCGCCGTCCACGGGCATCGGGTCGCCGACGACGTGAAAGACGGCGCCGCGCACTTCGATGTCGAGGTTGCGCAGTGGCGGGCCGGAGTAGGAGCGGGGGAAACATAGCGTTGCCGAGACGGTCTGGCCGTCGGGGCGCGTATCGCCCGCGTTGGTCCCGCTGGGCGGGCCGACCAAGACGTCGTCCACGGGGATGCGAGCCGGCTTCCAGACGGGGTTATTGCCTTCGTCCACGCCCGTTTGCGTGCGTGCCAGCACTATGACCATCTCGCCTCTCATGGCCGCCTCCAGTACACGGTCGGCCGCGAGGCCGCGTCCGTGTCGGCCGCGAACGCGCGCTGGCGTCGCAGGCCGAGGCGCTTGCGCTCGGCGGACGTGAGGTAGAGGTCGCCCATGGGGTTGCTGTACGTAAAGCTCTCGCTGAAACCGCCCGCCGTCTGCTGGCTATTGGTGACACCCAGATGGTCGTCGTCCGTGGTCAGCTTGCGGATGACGGCGGCGCAGGTGATGGCCGTCAGTGTCGCCGGACGGATTGACGCGGTGTCAATGCCCGCCCGTGCGCACTCGTCGGTTATGAGGGCGGTTGCATCGTCCAGCGCGGCGGTGGCCCGCCGGCGCTCCTCCTGAGTCAGCGGAGTATGCCAGCGGGCTTCGATGTCGTCTGTCGTGGCGAACGGCTCGGGTAGCTCAGCCATGACGGACTCCCATCACTTGCCCGGGTTGGCCTTCAGCACGGCCAGCTTCTTCGCGTCGAGTACGGCGTAGGAGAAGACCAGCTCCGTGCGGTAGGCCACCTGTCCGTAGCGCTGCAAGTCGCCCGCGCCGTCCGGATCGCCGTAGGCGATGATGGAAGCGGTCAGCGGGCGGGCGATACGCCAGCGGATGGTAGTCCAGTCGCCGGCGATGGCGAGCACACCCGGGTCGGTCGCGGCAAGCTTACCGGCCACATTATTGGAGGTGACGGCGGGCACGCCTTCGAGAGAGCCGACGTTCAGGGAAAGAGGGATCTCTGGGTACAGGCGGCCGCCGTCGGTGGAACGTGCCTTGCGCAGTTTTCCGGCGAAGGTGCGGGACAGCCCGATGCCGGTGATGTCAACGTCGGCAAGCGCGTCGACCAGCGCGTCGATGTCGTTCACTGCGTTTTCGGTAGAGGTGACGGACGTCGCGCCCTTGATTAACGCCGTGTAATCGGTCAGCGCGGCTCCGTCGAGCGGGTTCACGGCGTGCAGGATGCCGTAATCCAGCGCTTCGGCTGCGGCGTCTGCTTGGTCGGCTTGGATGGCCTGGATGATTTTCAACTGGTCGTCCGCATCGGCCCACGTCAGCTCGTCAGAGACGCGCGTGGTCGTGTGGACTTTGATGAACTTACCCTCAACCGGCTTCGTGACCACATCATGCGACTTCTTGGCCTTGCTTTCGCCCACGATTTCGGCGTGCGCGCCGCCCGTGAAATAGTTGTAGACATCGTTGTGGTAGCCGGTCAGGGCGTCGGCCGGGGAAAGGGCTGCCACGACGGAATTGTCATGCAGGCGGCTTGCGACGGCGGTGGTGACGGTGGTAGGCAGGGTGACTTTGCTGGTGTTAAGGTCAGCCATGAATACTCCTTATATAAGGTAGGTGTGCTTATCGGTTGCCGAAAAGCGCCGCGCGAATCGCTTCGGCGGACGAATCGGCAGTGGTGTGGGTTGCCGGGGTGCCGGCCGGATTGGAGAATCGCGGGGCGGCCGGGCGCTTGCTCGCCCAGTCGGCCAGGGCCTTGGCGGATGCCTTGATAGCCTCCTCCGACTCGCCCGTCAGGAGCTCGGCGGGGACGCCGGCCTCCTTCGCGGCGGCAGTCTTCCAGCCCGAGATTTCCGCGTCATGCTTGAATGACGCGAGCTGGGCCTCGGCCTCGTCGGCGCGCTTGTTGGCGGCGGCGAGCTGCTCGTCCGGCTTAGCGGCCTTGAGTTTTTCAAGCTCGGCGGACAGGGATTGGACCTGCGCGTAATTCTCCTTGGAACGGGCCTCCCAGGTGCGCGAGTGCTGTACGGCCTCGTTGTACCTGCTTTCCCAGTCCGGGGTCTGTGCAGCCCCCTCGCCGGACGGCTCGGTGGTGTTTGCTTCGGCCATAATCGGCCCCCTTTCGCCCCGTGCGGGGCAGTAGCTTTCGGCCCGTGCGGGCTCTTATCGGCCCTTGTACGGGCCAAAGAATCGTTAATGGACGCGCCCGTCGGCCCCGGTGAAAAGCTCGGGGTGCTGGGCGCGGAGGACGGCGAACGTCTTGTTGAGCTTGCCGCTGGCGTCGCCAGCGTATGAGCCGACGGCATCGGAAGCCTCGGTCCACAGCGCGGCCATGCGGTCCGGGTCGTAGCCCTTGACCTTGACGGTCCCCGCCTTGAACTGCGGGACCAATTCGCATCGGTCGTTGGCGTGGGCGTGGAAGCTGCCCGAGTCGGCGGAGCGGTATACGTAGCCGCGCGAACAGAGCATGAAGCAGAACTGGCACGTCTCGCCGCCGCTGGGGACGCGGGCGTATCGAACGCTGCGGCGGTCGCGCTTGACGTTGTGCGCCACGGTGAGCTGTCCGTGGGCGTGCACGTTTCTATCGACAAGGCCGTTCAAGTAGGTCAGATACGCCTCGGGGTTATAGCCCGGGTCCTCAGGAAAGATCATGTTGGCCTTGGCGCGGATGGCCCGCACGAGGCGGGCGTCGGCGTTGGGGTCCTGCTCCCATGGCTCGACTTCGAACGAGTCGTCGAACCAACGGGAGCGGACGATCTCATACCATGTCGCGGCCGCCTGGGAATCACCAAGCCCGTATTTGTGGATAATGGCCTGGACGAGATCAATTAAGGCGTCACGACGCTGGGCGGGGTCCATGCCCTCCGTTTCGGCCCATGCCTTGCCCAGCTCGCGCTTCGCCTCGGCTATCACGGCCTGCTGGGCCTTTGACAGCGTGTCTACGTCACTGCGCGTTATCGCCGGAGTCGCCATCGGACGTGCCCTTCGCTACCAGTGCGGCCAGCAGGTCGCTTCCGGCCCGCTTATTCATGTCGGCCTTGAGTGCCTCGATTTCCGCGCCGGTCAGGCCGAGTCGGCGCAAGCCGACGGCTGAGGTCGCGTAGACTGGATTGACGCCGGCGACTTTGACGTAAGCATCGGCGCGGGCCGCGTCGCTGATTTCGCGTGTGGGCATCCATTGCGTCTTGACATCGAGGTCGGCGGGCGGTGCGGTCAGGCCATCGCGGAGGCATACGGCCATGCGCAGGAGCTCTTCGATACGTGCGCCAAATAGGCGATTCTGCCGGTCGGCGCGGCGGGTGAGGCGGCGCTCGGCGGCGGCCATGGCTTCGGCGGAGGTTGGATTGGTGAGTGTGATGCCGAGGGAGTCCACGGGCAAATCCGTGTCAGAGGCGACGAGCATGGCAATGGTTTTCAACATGGTCGAGTGCGGGTCCATGCTGGCCTGCTGGACCTGCTGCATCGTGGGCTTCTCACCGGTCTCCTCGTCCGCGCCGATGCCGTTGATGGCGCTGATAAGGTTGTTCCAGGTGTTTTCGTCGAACGCGGCCCTATCGGCTCCGAGGAACCACAGCTTCGGAACCGAGTAGAACTCCGCGGAAGCCTCCATGCGCACCATGGTGCGGAAGGCGCTGTCTGTGGCGCTCATGACGACGGGTGTGATACGCGAGCAGCCAAGCGGGCGGCTCAGCTGCGGGTCGGAGACGAACGGGACAACGGTCGGGCTCGGCCAATTCGTATCCATGCGCCCGACGACCCAGCGGTTGCCCTGCTTGACGAGCTCATAGGAGCGGTAGGGGAGGAAGACGCTATAACCAGTGATCTCGCCGTCGTTGGTGGCGTCCGTGATGGTCAGCGCGCCGGACAGCCTGTTATGGACGCCATCCCATGTGGCGGCGCTCAGCTCGGCGGAACGCGGCGTGAAGATGGGATTGCCTGAGTCGTCCGCGGTCAGCGTGATGAATGAGCATCCATAGATGTACGCGCTTACGATGGCCTCATCCACGGCCAGCGTATCCTCAAGCTGGGCGGCAAGGCCGGAGACGCCATACGCATCATCCAGCCCCGTATTCACGCCGTCAAACACGGACAAGTCAGCGAGCGAACGCACGGCCTTGGCAGGCCATCCGATGCAGCTGGTGACGCGCGTGGCGATGGAGCGGGGGATGGAAATGCCGAAGTCTTTGAGCCCGTTGTGGGCCATGTAGAAGCCCATGCGGATAAGATTGCGGGGGTAGTGGTCACGCCAGACAGAGACGAGCCTGGCGATGGCAGCGGAATCCTCCGGCTCGATCAGCGGGTCGCGCGGGACGGCGATGGAGCCGGTCTGGAGCGCGGAGCCGCGTGCGGCGGTGAAGAAGCTTTCGGTCATTGGATGTAGTCCTTCCATATGGAGCGCATTCTTGACACGGTGTCAATCGCTTCGTCCAGCCGTGCGCAGAGCTCCTTGGCGGTCGCATCGACGGCCTTGATGTACGCGGCCATCTGCTCGGCCGTCGGTGCGGTTTCTAGTGCCATGCCTTCTGCTTCCTTCCCGGTTGACGTTTGCTCGTCTTGGCGAGCCCGTAGGCGAGCGCCAGCGCTTCGATGGGGTCCGTGTCGATGGCCTCGCGGCTCGGCTCGTATCCGAACAGGCCGCTCCGTCCGATTGGACGGTGTTTGGCGTAGGCCGTGGCGGTGTCCACGATGGGCTGGGAGAATTGGGTCAATTCATGCTGTTGGATGGCCTGCTCGAACCGGGCGCAGGCCTCGCCCATACTGGCCGCATTGGGAGTGCGTATGACGCGCTGGTAGACGCCTGCGTCAAGCAGGGCTTGTACGAGCACAGGCGAACCCGCGCGGCCGTCGATGGTGATGCCAAGGCTTGCCTTCCAGCGCGGCCCGCCGTGGGCGGGGTCCTCGCCGGTCAGGAAGTCCACGAGCCAACCGGCACCGGCCTTCGTCGGGTGGTAATCGATCAGCTCGACGTGCGGCGCCTTATCCGTGTCGTCAGGGCGCAGGCAGGCGGCGAGGGAGACGTGCGAGCCGTCGAAGCCGTACTTAACGGCGTAGGCGGCGTAGCCCTCGGTCGGCGGATTGTCGGACGCGCATTGCGCCCAGTCGGCGGTGGGGAAGTCCGTATCACTGTCCGTATGAACGTCCCACCAGCCGAGGCGTTCACGTGCGAAGCTCTCGGGGGAGAAGCTGGTGGCCTCGGCCTCGATGGTCTCCTCGCGCAGGCGGACGCCGATGGCCGGATTGACGCGACGCCAGCGGCGTCGGTCCATGGGGTCGCCCACGGAGTCCACCGCCCACTCGAGCCATGCGAGGCGCTTGGGCGGATTCTCGCTGTGCGCGGCCTTGTACATGCGGACAAGCACGGTGCCGGGGCTGGTGGGAGGCGTCGGCGTCCCCATGAAGACGGTCTGCGGGTCGCCGGATGGGGCCGCGGAGATGACGGGGCGTAGCGCCTCCAGCTGCTCGTCCGTCAGCTCCTGCGCCTCATCGAGTATGATGTCGTCGCAGGTGAAGCCTCGGCCGGAACTTTTGCTTCGGGCGATAAATTCGATGCTGCCGCCGTTGCGGAGGATGATGGCCTCCTGCCCGTTGGTTTGGCGTACCGTCTTGACGGCGGCCTTCAGCTCGGGGTAGGAGTC